CATTCCGTATCCTTTTAGCGCGCTGAAATACGCCACATGCCAATCCCGTGCAGCGCGATTGATTCTTGGAGTTGCGGTCAGGTCAGTTCGCCAGTAATCGGCAGCGGCGACGAGGGTGCTATTCAGAGTATCTGTCGTATCGAGGCCGTATGGATTGCCATCAACTCCACCGCTCAGAGTGCCGGACGTTGGACTGAGCGTATAACCCTCGCTACTTGGATCCAGTGTAACCGTGGTGCCGTTTCCAGCCACGCCCATGGAGCGAGCGGTAAGTATCAGTTGATTTGCGCTGGTGCTGGCCCAAAGGAGATTCGTACCGGTATTGATCAGTGCGGCTAAACCTTCCGCAACGTTAGATGGCGTATCATCTACAAGAACCAGATGGGAAATCTTAGTAGGTGAATTAGGTTCGTCCGCCGCCGCAAATGCCAAAACAACGGTCGGACTACCAGTGTACCCCTGCACCGGGGTTAATGTGACGGTTAACGACGCATACTGAGTACCGGTCCGAACCAATTCATAAAACCATAGCGCGCCTGTATAGTGGTTCACGCGTCCTTGGAATCCAAGCTTATTAATCAGCCAGGCGGTGCGCTCCGCAGGTAGGGACTGCGAATGGTACGTATCCCAATCTGTCGCAAGTGATAACTGCATTTGCGGTTCGAAATCGGGAAGGTCGGCGGAGGGATATACGATCTCCAAAAAGTCAAAGTAAACTTTTTGCGGAGACGCGGCGTACACGGGATCGTTTACGCTTGGCACGGGGCCATCGTGTGTCAAAACAATGGTATGTGTTCCTGCCGAGTATTGCCCCAAAGGCGCCCGGATTAATACATCTTCGCCATTTAGATAAAGGCTGAGTTGTGGAAGGGGCTGCGAGTCGATTGAGATATTGAGATTCGCTCCCGATGCGAAAAGACGAGTTCCCAGAAACAATTGATGCTCGGCCGTCTCGCTATATGTAATGGTGAGCAAGTCATTCACTTTACTGGTGCTGTGGATCTTGCTGCCAGAGTAATTGCCAGCCTCTAATACCCAGGATCCACTGTAGTTCACGACGGGATCAGTATCTTCAATTCTGCGGCTACCAGGGCCTGCGACGAAATACTGCAGGTTGCTCCCGCTCACGGTCCAATTCGATACAGTAACCTGGAATTCTGTTTGATTGAAACTGGTAGACTGCATGTCGGCTGCCCAGGTCCAGCGCAACTTGCGAACGTTTTCTGTAGGAACCTTCTGGGTAGGATCGGGATTGGCGTCAGTCTTTCCGGTAAGGTTCCCAAAATTTAGGCTAATCGCGTACACCGTTGGGAACTGGCCTCCGCTGAATGCGGCAAACGGTGTTTCCCAGACTTGGGCGCCATCCTCAGCGAAGCCATACATCGTGATTCGATTCCCATTTGCACCGAGCAGGTTCTGATAGGGTGCGTTCGTATTTCTGGGATTCCAAGTGACGGTTACAGATGGCCCGCTACTCGTAGCGCTGAAGGTCTGACTTAGCTGCTGTATATCGGCCGCAATTCCCGCCGCAACGTCTGCCAATTGATCGTTCGCCTGGACTGTGTAATAGTGATGCTCCTCTAAAAACGCGAGTCCGGCGCGCTTTGTCGCAGCGGGTAACCCGGAAAGGGTCATGGTCGCTGATGCAGAAACATACGTTCCGGCAATCGGCTTTGCGTGATCCTCCAGGTCAACGTAATAAACTGTTTCAGTTCCGTCGTCATTCGAAACCCAGAGCCGCAGTTGATCCCACGCAACGACTGGATAGAGATCGGATTCAACGGGAACGCAGCCGGTCCTCTCCTCCTGATATGTCAAAGTAACGCCACTCAGGTCGCCATCGGGTAAATAGCGCAACGCCGGATGCTCAAATACGTTATCTCGGCTCCACTCAACGACCGCCCAATCGAACTGTTGCCGCCACTTCCCGGAAACCACGAACCCACTCTCGTTCGCTTGGCTCATTGCCGCGATCGCCGAAGGCGTCAGAAAATAACATTGCAGATCGCGGTGAGGACTAAGCTTGTAGATCTGCTCGGCCATACTCAAAGCCGAATCGTGACAGTCAAATCCCGTCCGGGACTGATCGAGCCTTGAAAGCTTTGAATTACTTCCAAGGTGATGTTCACCGTAATAGCTGCGCCTTCTTGAAGAGGAGGCAAAGCGACTCCATCTACGGGGTCAGATGCCGTGACGCCAGACGCAATCGTCAAATTGCAGTATTCAGCCCCATTTTGCAAAACGTCCACGCTAATGGTGTAACCCGAAGCGGCTTGACTCACTGACGCCCGGAGATCTCTTACGGCATGAGATGCTTCAACGAACAAAGGAGGGGCCACGTTCTGTTGGGTTGCCAAATAGCCGCTCACTTGTACAGAGAACTGCCCTCCCGAAAGCGTGCGGAGGCCCCCATCTCCCTGGTTTGTATACGATTGTTGGTTCGATTGGCTGTCTCCGAACGCATTGGTTACAAAAAACTGAGCGGCACATATCCGTACATCCGGAAGACTCATGGTGTGCAGAAAATTGATCGACGCGACGTTGCCAAAGAAGTTTGGCGCGAATGGAACGATGAAGACCGATGTTTGAAGAACCAGTGCTGTATCACTCGCTTCGTGTGTTGTCGCCGATGAACCGAATGAACCCCGAAGCACGGTGTAGGAATTCTGTACAGACCCTGGGGAAAGAATCGTCATTAACTCGGCCCCAATTTGTATAACATCATTCACCTGCGGGGCCGATTCGGCCGAGGAACCCGTTTGTGTCAGCGTAATATTCGTGCTTTGATTGTCGAGAGCGGCTGCCAATGCATAGGTACTCGGCGTATTCAATTCATCCCAGTAAAAGATCTGTAACGTACCGCTCGAAATGGAAGCTGTATTCGTGAGATCAGTAAATCCTATTTGAGAGAGTGTCAATTCTCCGCCGCCCGGAACAGCAAGCGTGAAACTCGGAACCCCGGCGATCCCCGCATCTGATTGTCCGTTTCCCAGCGCCTGACGGGTTAGGGGACATAACTCCGGCACTCCCTCCTGATTATTGACATTTGCTCCGCGTCCGGAAATCTCGATTACCGCGCCTTGTTGGTAGAGGATTTCGAATTGGACCGGGCTCGTTGCGGAAACGGCCGCAAATGTCCAGGCACCCTCCGCGACGACAAAGATGCTCGTTGCGTCAGGTATAACAGACCAGGCGGGACTTACAGTCAGGGTTGTTTGATCATTTGTGGCAATCGATCGCTCTTGACCACGGCCGATACCTTCAGTGATTCGTACCACCATGCCGGCATACGCGAGAGCTTTCGCTCCCATGTCGCTCCAGCCGATTGTAGTTGACGAAAAAATTGTGGCGGGAAACGGACCGGCGTACTCGAACCGGTAATAGAAATTAGCATGATCAAAACTCGCATCTGGCGGGCCAATTGGTTGGGGGGGTGCGCCGGTATCCGTATAGCTTTGGGCGAGCGGAACGTTCGTGGCAATTCGATACAGCATCTGCGGAGTTGTCCCGCGATACACGTTGAATGCGGCTGCGGTGGAAGGAAAGCTTAAGTCGACGATCGAGACCGTATTGGTATTGGTTCCGGCCGGAACTGCTGCAGGAACCGTAAACGAGAGCGCACCTTCATCGCTCGTAGCATCGAGGGCGCTCACCGCGTAATAGAGATTGGTTCCCCCAGCGAGTGTTCCGCCGGTCGTTTCATATTGAGGAGAAAGACTCAATAATGGAAGGTTCGGTGAATTGGCGTCCGGTTTTGTCGGTTGAGAAAAACCAATCGTGAGAATATCGGTCGCGGTTCCGTCCGTTTGCGCCTGGATATTTTCTGTTACCGAAAAGTCGAAGTACTCGAAATTCTTGCTCGAATCCGTATGTGGCACGAGGCCGATCAAGGGTCGGGGCATCTGAACCTGAGTCCACGGTTGCCGTCCGGCGCCGCCAAGTACGGCCGGATTATCGCTGTACCAATCATCATCGTGAATCTGGGCCAGTATCGAGACGAGTTGGTAATTCATGGAGGGCGAAAGTTTCACAACCCGCAGAGGCGTCCGGATGAAGTTTTCCTTGAGATAAGTAAGTGCGATGATGTCGCCTGGGCGGACTTTTAGTGCGCGAAAGCTGGTCTGGAATTCAACAAACAGGTTTCCATCGGTCGATTTATCAAGCTGGCGCAAGAGAACTCGCGTCGCTTGGCTGAAGTTTGCGATGCCTAGCGCCGTCGATTGACTGCTGATTTCGTAACCGATAAGCGCAGAGTCGTCCGAATCCACCAAAGACAAGCTGTCTTGCTGATATTCATTCGATTCGTCCTGAAATTCGACGCTCAATCGGTTCGATGTTTCGGCAATCGTTCGTGAGGTCAGACGTACCGTGGAAGCTCCATTCGGATTCCGCACAATGCCCGAAAATGGGGCCGAGCTGTCGCTAAATTCATATACCGGCCACCCACCGTTTAGCGCTTCGGTGCTGTTTGCGCCGTCTGGAAGGTTGGGTTGCTGAGCGGCGATTGTTGTCTCAGGTAGCAGTTCCAAAAACCCAGTCATGCCGTACCGAAGCATCAGGCTGGAAGCGACCCGAATGCCTCTCACAATAACAGCCGCGCTTTGCCGCTTGGTAAGAACTAAGTTGCATTCGTATCTTGGAACTTGAAGCGGGTTACCATTCAGATCTGTGGTGCTAATCAGCGTCTGACAAAACGTAGCGGCTGAGGAGAAGCTTGCAATGTTCAGGTCTTGTAACGACCATCCGCATCGTCGGAGTATGTCTAAAATAACCCATGCTGGGTTGTTCGTATATGTCGTTGCTTGAAACGTTCCATCGGGATTATAGACGTCGATCTGCATCCCTTGAAGCAGCACTTCAACGTTCGGTAGGGACTTGCCGCTGCTAATCCGGTTCGGGACGACAATTGAGAGCACGGACATACTGCCGTACGGATCGCCCAGCGGGTTTCCGTTGGAATCTGTGAAATCCAAGTTGAAATTGCCTTGACGTGTTCCCTCGGTGACAATGTTGAACCATCCCGTCGCGGTCATATCCTGCCCTTGGACGCCCTGCGGGATTTCAATGTCATTGACTACGACCTTCAAAACGCTTTGAATCGTGCCCATTCCGAGCAGCGCTTCCATGTGCGTCAGGTTGCCGTCGTTACGGGCAAAGATAACAGGCGCCTTTAACCAGCCGGTTCCGTACACAATCGGCACTGGATCGTTGTATTTCGCGGAATTGTCCAGGAGCGGAGAAATGTGCGAGGTCTTGTCACCCGAGGTTCGCACCATAATCGCCGAAGGAACAAACTCAAAGCCGCCAAACCGGCGAGTCACGTTCCCGGACTGATCTATGTTGAACATGCCACGCTGTAGACATTGCCCCCGCGACTTATCGCATGATGTGAAGGCCTGTCCTGAACTCAGGTTGCCGACACCTCCCTCGATATCCGCTGAATATCCGCAGCGGTAAAAACGGGAGTAGCGGCCGTTCGTGCCTCCGTCTTTTGCTTCGGTTCTCTGAGCTGAATTGGCCGGGAAACTCCAGGGGCACGAACGCTGCACGCGAACTTCCGGGATAGGAATGCGTTGGAGGCTCAGCTTGTTAGTGAAGCTCAAATTGAAGGAGTCTTCTGAGATTTCATCCGGATCTCCGGCAATTCCACGGAAGAGAACCGTGCTTTCTGTCGTGATGGTCAGACTTGGTAAATCGGCGAAAGCGAAGTAGACCGTCAGCTGAGATCCCTTGAACCCTATCGTTGAGTTGAATTCTGAAAGTCTGGAGTCAGCGTTCGCAAGTACCAGCGAGAGTTGGGAAACGCCGTCCATGGCATCGTCTGCCGAAAGCTGCAAATCGAAAAGATTGTGCTTAAGAACTCTGGCCGAGTATGGCTGCCCGTTGAAAGTGATGGAGTGAGTGCTCCAATACTCTGTGTCCCCGGATGGCAAGACGCATTGAAAGAACAACAGTGGGGTGTCAGCTTCTGCCAACTGCTTTATTTGATTGATAGTCCCCATTCACTTGTCCTATATGGTTGTTTCAATGCTGAAAGAAGTGGAGTACAGGTTTGGCGCTTCGGCAATTACGGGGAGCTGATCCACGCCCCAATGTGCATTCGAGTAAACGCCGCCCCTCTCGCTGGTCGGCCTGTAGCGCGAGGGTGCGACCTGAGGCTCGAGCTGCAGGCCATAGAGCTGGACTTGTTCTCCAGCACTCAAACTGAGGGCAACCGTGAATGAGGTTCCTGAATCGTTCAGTCGACCACTGGAAACCACTCGCGTCCAACTCGGCCCGATCGGCACAGTTGTAGTCTGATGGGCAGTCGCTCCTCCGCGGATCAAAGTAATCTCGGATGCCTGAGCAGTCGTTACATAGACAGAAAAGCAATACTGATAATTCGCGGGTACGGCAAACGTTTGGCTAATCTCCTGATTAGTTTGGCCCGTGTTAGTCAGTGTGAAGCCGGAGGACGCTCCCTCAGGATCTGTCGTACCTGAGGTTATCTGGATCAGGCTCGACCTTTGCCATGCCGCATTTGTCAAGTCAGAGCTGAAAACGAGCATGTTTTCGGTCGGATCAATAAAGGTAAATCCGTGAAATGGACCAAGACATGCATTGAAGTGCGCCTGCAACGCTTGTAAGTCAGTAGTGGATAAATCGGTATACGCGAGTTGCCAGATTAGACGTGCGCCGCCCGAATCTGAAAACAGAATCATGCTGCCGTCTTGAAGGACATTTTTGACGGTCCGGACAAATTGAGTTTTGCGGAACGGATATTGCGCCAGAGCGCCACTCATCAATTGCGGGAAAAAAAGGCTAGTCATTGGCTTCGATCACCCAGAATGTAGTCGAACTGACATCCACGCCAACGTAGGTGCTAACAAATCCAGGAGCAGCGAGCCGGCAATTCGGCACAGCCGTTCCGCTAAATGGATCAGGAAATAGAAACGGCGAATAATCTCCAAGCTGCGAAACATAAAACGCCTCTAACTGCTGAATCTCGCTCTCGTTCAACAAATCCAACCGGATTTGCCATTGGCGTAGTGCCCGTCCCTGATTGAGGTGACGCTGATCGGATCCGTCCAGAAATCGAATTACCTGCACGCTTTGCCCGCTCATCAGCGGGGCAGGGTATTGCGTTACCGCACCCGAACTAAGTAAGGGGAAAGTCGCCATTTAGATCTCCGCAATGACATCGTTGAGAGAGCTTGAGTTCAACAGAGCGTTCTTGACCGCTTGAACGATTTCCGCGTTTCGGTTCTGCGAAACCTGTACTGTGGAAGGCGGAGTGGTCCGCGCTGGGCTTGTATAAATTCCCGTATAGCCGGTCGATGGGTTCGGGGTCTCTTCAGCGGCGCCCTGGTAAGCGACATTACCGCGAGAACTCAAATACATCGTCTGCTCTTGGGAAGCTGGCAATTGAAAGTCAATCAGCGGTGGCGGTGTTTTCTTCCCATTTCCGCCGCCGAAAAGATTCAGGAGTCCAGAGACCAAAAAACCAAGTCCGCCAATGCTTTCCAGCCCTCCTCCCAATGCGCCAGAAACGCCGCCCGAAGCGCTCTCTTTCAAGAGATTGGTCCATCCACTTCCAGATTGCGAGGAGCTTGTGCTTCTACCCGATGGCCGTCCAAAGTTAATGCTGGTGGGCATGTCCTTCGCGCCTATAGAGGATGCTTTGCTATCACCCGGGCTTCCCAGTTTGGGCGAGCGAACGTTGGTGAGCTGCGTAGCATCGATCAACTGAGTTGGAGAAAGTAAAGTTCTCAAATTGCCACCACCAGCGGGCTTGCCGGATAGCTGCTTCACGAGTTCTGACAAATTGTTTTTCTTAGAGTTCGCCACGGTCCTTCTCCATTCGCCAAGCCTGTTCGAGCACGAGAACGGCTTCGGCCGACTTAGCCTCCATCGACCACAGGCTTCCTTCCCCAAAGTTCTTCCAAAGCTCGAACTGATCCAAAAAATGCAGGCTCTCCGCAGTAATAATTGATTTCGGGCACTGCAAAGAAAACACTTCCCGTCGAGCCCAGACCGGCTTGGTCGCCGTCGGGCTCTCGCCAGCTATCCACGCGCAATTCCGAACCTTATGTAAGCCGCTTTTTCGGCAGCCATCGCATTCCCAAGCGGCCGGTGAAGAAAACTGAAAATGGAATGCGATCAGGAGTTTTTTCTTTGTTCTTCCGACAGACCGATCTCGGCCCGAATCGAGCTCATGATCTCATCGGTCAGTCCCTCGGGGCCTTTCTCAATGAGCAGCTCGACTGTCGCAGGCTGTCCGTCAATCGTAAATCCGCGAACCTCCGCTAAGCCCCACTCCAGATACAATCTTTTTACAAGAAGATCAGCGAGCGTCGCCTCGAGCTGATCCGCCACATCGCCCGCTTTCAAGAATTCATGACGCAGCGCCAGCTCTCTGACGCTCTTGGTCAGTTCGATACGTTGTGAGAGGGACACCTTTCTGATCGCGAATCGAGCACCCTGCACGGCGCTGCTTTCCTGCCACGACACGCTTGAGTAACTAACATCGTTATGCAAACGCGATGTAAATTTCATCGTTTGAAGCTCCTTGCGCCAGATTGTTCTTGAACTCCCACCGCAGACGCGTTTCTGAATCGTTATATGTCGGAATTTCGGGAGTGATCTCAGGTAGAAAAACACCCATCAGCTTTCCCTGCTGTTGACCTAGCTGAAGCATTGCAGAAATTAACGTGCGTTCCTTCGCGGCCGCGTATAACGCAATCGTCTGAGCGTCATCTCGTGCGAACACTGTAAATGTAGTTGCGACTTCTCGCGGCCCCGGCGCAATTGCTAGGGGAAAGGAAGACCCAAATTCCTGATTCCTGACGTCGATGTTGTTTTTGATGGCTATACTAGCTTCCGTAAGGGTGAAGAACTGAGAAGCCGTACTTCCCAGCCACACCTCGCCCAGATGCCCGGGAACGATCGAATAATCAAACTGAGCTAGAGCTGGTTCTGTTGGGAAGCTGGTTAGGCCTCCCATTCCGGTTGCGAAACTGCTTGAATCGAGAAGATCAGCTGCCGGCCCGTTGAATGTAAATTCGTGATAGTCTCCGTTCACGGAAATTTCGAGGATGTTTACGGCTGATCCGGTCACGATTCGGCTTACGGCGGTGGATGGATCCCAATAGTCATACAGTGTGAGGCTTGGCAGTTCAGTGGATAAGCTGTAATTCATCGTTGGCGGAAGTGCCGCCCCGGCGCTAACCGCATTCGTGAACGGCGCGTTGAGAATCATTGTTACGGTGTCGGGAACGGCAGTAACGAACCGAATTTCGTTTTGATAAGACACTGCAGAACCCACTGAAAGACCGTGTGCCAGCGTCGTTTGTAACTGATTTGAGCTCTGCACCGAGGCAACGATAAGCCCGCTGCTCAATTGTGGGATGGCCCCGAGAGCGGCCTGAAACAGAGGTCCATATGACGGTTCTCCGGTTCCATCCCAAGACGTCAAATAAGTTCGTGCCTCGAAAGCTGTTTCCCGCCGCTCATCCTTTGATGTTCCGAAAAAGGTGCGTGTCCCTGTTTTGTCCAGCCGCTTACCGCGTTGCAAGAGCTGTTCAGCCTGAAGCCGGACTGCCGGAAAGCGATTTGCTTGTGTGACAGCCTCCGCCTGACCGTAACTCGTTTCAACAGCTACGTAAAAACGATTCGCATTTGACGATATATAATCCGCCATTGTTTGTCCTTAATTCCGACTCACGTCCAAGTTACAAGTCACCTTGGCTGATTGCGTGAATCCGAAGCCACCCGATGCAGGCGTCTGGAACTCTACTTCGTACGAACCAGGAAAAAAGAAGCCGTCACCCCAATCGCCGATGTTTTGGCGCAGAATTTCTGTCATAGCTTCAACGTAAAAGTGAATCCATTGGTCGGTTTGAGTCGCCAGGTTTGCGCTCGCCCAAATGTCCGCTACGACCGAAATTGCTCCCGATAACGAGCGGAATTTCTCAATTTGTGTGTTCTTTACCGCGCTGCTGTAAAGGCAAATACGCGGATAGCCCAGTTGAACGTTCATGTCGTCCATCTTCGGGCTGATTGAGCTCAGAACGATCTGCCCGGATGTGATCAAAGGCACATTTGCACTGCAAGAAGCGGCAATCGCCGCGATCTTGTCTTGCAAGGCATTTCCAAACGTGAGCAGGTTCGAAAGTTTTTGTGTCGCGAGTATCGTTAGTGGAAGCATCGTTACCCCCGTTGGAGCGGCTTCGAAAGAGCAATGTAGTAGTTTGGTTGCTGGCCACTTATCGGCTCAGGACCATTCACTAATCCGGAACTGGGTACTTGCCATGTTTCGCCGATGGCCAGCGGCGCGGAATTCTGCCTGGTGAGTTCATCTCCCACCGTGCCTGCGTATAAATTCCAACCTGCGGCCGCTGATGGCGTCGAAAGAAGTCCTTCAGCCATGGCCACTCTCACATTCGAAGCGCCGTCCAGGATAATGCCATTTACCGGGCTCGGTGCGCTCTCGTCTCCATGAGCATCAACCCATGCCGTTTGCACAAACATTCCTTGTGCCGTTCCACTCCCAACTCCCGATGTGATAACTGGCATCGCTGGTTTAGGCAAAGGATTGTAGACTATCCCGATTCCGGACATGAAAGCCATCTCGGATGCATCACTGGCGGCCTGCTGATACTCGGTCCACTTGCCTTGGAACCGTGTATTGAGCTGCACGTTGTACGCCTCGGCAAAAAATCGCGATAGAGAATCGAGGCACAGCCATCGCCGTAGCGTAGGAGTGACAACCACTGTAGACAGACCCAGCAAGCGCCGGTTCAACCACTGCGGATCTGATGCTCCGGCGCTGATAAGCCAGAGCATCAGCCGGTCGCTGATGGCGCTAAGGGACAGGTTGATCTTAGTATCCACATCAATCCCGTGCGATGAAGCAATCTGCACCAACGAGCTTTCAAATGTCAGAAGATCGTTCAGCGTGACGATGTCTGCATCCGTAAAAAGAGCCATTAGACGCCTACTTTCTTTTCTTCAAAGAATCAACGCACTCCGTCTTGACGGTCTGGCTCTGCAAATCCGAGTCAGTGATAATCGCCACTTGAACACGCCGGGCCAGCTCCGCTTTTTCCAGCGATTTCTTCATCTCTGCCTGGCGCTCCCAGTACTGTTCTTGTTCGGCCTCACTAGCCAGGACGGCGCATCCTTCGACGATCATTCTGGCGGCAAGTGTCCGCGAGACTTCAGAGACTAAACCGGCTTTCCCGCCATCTGGCGTATCCAAACTCACCAGTAATGGATATGGCTCAGTCAAAACAGCTTCGACCTCGCGGATTTTTCGATAATATTGCCTTACGTCCATGCTTCACCTCCTGAATAAAAAGGGAGCCTGCATCTACAAGCTCCCCGATAACTGAATTGTTAAAACTAACTAGCTGTTTACCTGGACTGCGAAATTATTTCGCAGCACGCCGCAGCCATACAGCACGTCGACCGTGAACTGCTGGGAGAGCGTATTGGGTTGATAGCTCATGACCACGCGAATGCCGAAGTTACCCATCTCGGCGTGCTCGGCAACGGCTCCGGTTCCCGGAAGAGGTTGCGGCAGCCGGCGGACCACTAACCCGATAGCGTCCCGCGTGAATGCCAGGTTGTGGACGTTCGGCGAAGCGGCGCCTGTGACAGCAACGAATTGAGAGCGGAAGATAAAAAAATCTTTCATCTTCCCGACGTTACCTTCCACTAAGGCTTTGAGGCCAGCCTCGCCGGCGGAGTAATATTCGCTGAACCTGGGAATCTGCCGGATCTGCGAGTATGTATTGGAATCGACCACCAGATACTTAGAAGCGCTCGACGGCACCATGGCCGAGAACAATGCAGTTTCGGCGGAATCAATGGTTGCTTCGGTCACTGCCGTGCCCGCCGTGCCCACCGGGGTATTTGCCGTGAACTGACTGTAAAGCCCCAAAAGATCGCGTTCCACTCGCTCCGAAATGGCAATCACCGCCGGCTGCATATAAGCCTTCAATAGACCGGGAAATGCCAATGCTTTCGTGACGTCCGGAATTTGGAACGTCGCTTCCGCATGAGTATTCAAAACAATCTGAGCGTTGCCCAGATTGGGATTTTGCGGTGTGACGGTTCCGCCCTCCGCAATATTATTCGCCACGAGCGTGGGTGGAATCGGTACATTCACTGTGTCTCCCGCATGCGCGAGCACAGGCTCGTAGTCGCGATTCACCAAGTTACCCATGATGAGATTGCCCATAAGCGCCGGCAATGCTTCGGCTGCAACAAGTTTTACGATCGCATTTGCCAGATTGGTAGAAGTAATTGTTGACATAAGTCTCCTAAATAAAAGTCACGAAATCAAAGCGCGCCCTCAGTGTTTCAGGGCGTGTTGATCGTGCTCTGTGTGAATTGTTAATTTATATGCGCAAAGAGCCTAAGTCCCGTCTCGAGCTGCCGCGCGACTGTTCGTCGCGCCACAGACTCACCGGTTCCATGTCCCTCGCGCGTCCTACTAATCGAAATTGCCGGTAACTATGTGCCCCGAAGTGCTTGAGCCGCCAGACGGGATACTTCCTGTCGTACTCGGTCGAGATCCTCTTTGCTCATTCCCGGTCTGATCTTCTCGATCTCAATGCCGCCGCCCCCCGATTCAGCCTTCCGTGATGGAGCATGCGCCCCGCTTCCGCCAGCGATTCTCGCCGGAAGAAGCTCTGGGTTCTCTTGTACGAAGCCCGTGACGTAATCTTCGAGCGACTTACCTTCGGAACCTTTGGCCTGGAGGCGGCCGTCTTCTGCTCGCACGATGTCGTCTTTAATCGCGCGAAATGCGAGGTCTATCTTCGTCACCCCCAACCTCTGCAGCTCAGTACGAATCTGAGAGTTTTTGTCGGCTTCTTCCGCCGCGGTGCGTGCTTTTCGGTTTTCTTCGATAAGGTGGTTAACTCGCGTCTCTAAGCCTTCCCGCCGCTTTCGTTCTTCGTGGAGCTCCGCCTTATAAGCTGGTTCACTTTTGCGGCGCTCATTTCGAACGAACTCTTCTATGGTCTGACGCACTACGTCCCGAATATCTAGGTTACCGGCGGGCTCGCTTTCCATCGGCAAGGCCTCGCCTTTTGTGTCAATGTGATCTGCCATTATCTCCTCTCCACTACCTGCACTATTTGTGCTTCGATTTCACGTGCGATCTGGTCCTTTATCTCTTGCCGGGTATCACTCAAGTACTTCAACGCGAGTCTCTGGTAAATCTGCTGCCTGAGCGTGGGGGAATCGATCCCCAATTGCAAAAGGTTTGTCGCGTTCTGTAATTCCAGTCCGAAGTCGCTGATATCCACTTCATCCAGCCCGGATACAGATATATCTACGTCGTCTTTACGCGCATCGCTGACTGCACTTAGCACTCGACGAATGCAGTCTTTCACTGCGCCACCATACGCGCGCAGCACTTCTTGCGTAATCGTAAAATCGAGCTGTTTGCTGAGTGCTGATTGTGCATGCCCGCCCGTCATTTCTCCTGAAGCTTGCGATAAGTAACAAACTCGATAAATCTCTTCTTTCAGCGTTTCGAGATTGGCAGCAGCTATCTGATACACTTTGCCGTCAGGCTCTGTCCAACCGAATTTGTCTTGTGGGCCTAATTGGATGTAATAGCTTTCTCCCACGATTTGGTTCCATTCGCGGTCCGAATAGATTACGGGCATCGCGAAAAGACCCATTGTTATAGCCCAGCCAAGTGCATTTGACTTGTTAAAATGCTCCAGCTGAAGATGCGCAGCCTTGTTCATCAGCCAAAGCCCTTCGCTAACCTGCAGGGTCACGACAGGGACACGGGTCTGCCGTGCTAAAGCGTGCGCTCCATGTGCGATCAGCTCGATTCTTTTGGGTTCATTCGGTTGTTCCGCTAACCGGTAGGTGCGATACTCCGTTTTGTCGTAGTAATACCAGTAAGTTTCCTCTTCTGGCCCCGGCGAGTTGATCGTGGGTTGTCTTCGAACGCGTTGTCTAAATACAATCCAGTCGTACTCACCTCGTTCATCCGTGCTCCAGTTAATAAGCTCTTCGGCCTGGTATCGAATGAGGAACGCCCGAGAAAGCCCGGCTGCGTCTTCTTCGGCGCGGTTGGTAGGACGCACGCTCGCGCGGGGAAAATCGATCAAAATGTGGCTGCGCCCGGCAACTATTGTCTCGATCAAGCACTGTCGGAAGAAATTGGAGAGCGTGGCGCCACGTCGATCGCAGTCACCGCTGAGTTGCGCGAAGAAACTCTGGCTGGCCGTCGTACCGCCGTGAAATTGCAGACTCGGTTCGCGCCGGAACAGAGTCGACGCGTACCAATCCACAATCGAGCCTATGTAGTTCTCGTAAAACACTCTCTGCAGGCGTTCGCCATAGACATCCAGCGGCTCTTTTTGACGCCGCAACAGATATTCTGCCGCTCGGTGTTTAAATTCATGGCCGCCCGCGTACAGGTCGCGATACATCCGCCACATGAATTTCTGGCGTTTGAAGTCTGGATGTTCTCGATCGATCTCAATCATCTTGTTTATTCCTGCTCCCTTTAAAACAGGCGCTTATCCATCTCTCCCGCTGAGGCCTTCTCTCCGAAGAGCTCCCAAATTGCATACCCGAGTGCGTCCGAGGCATGTGTCCGTTTTGGATCCCGCACTTTGTCGATGATTCCGGAGCCCGGTTTGAACATCACTTCTTCGAAATCTTTGATCAGCTCGTGGCATCGCTCGTTCACCTCCAGGCGCACTTCACCAAGCGCATTCGTAAGCAGCGCGTTTACCTTATGAACTCGGTTCAGCACCGGCGGGTTCTTGGTGGGAACACGTATCTTGACGTTCCGCAATCCTGCCCGATACAGGAAGCCCTGAAGCATGGTGTAATCTGTCGTCCCCGTCGTGTGCATGTTTCTCCCGCTCGCGTCGCCAAAGACCTCCAAACCCGCGGCATGGCCTCTATATCTGTTCTCGAATTCCTGGCACGCTTCCTCTGTCGTTGCGCGTTCCAGCACAATCTCATCAATTACAACCAGCCGTCCGTGGTCCCGCTGGAGAAGCACCGAAGTCATGGGCGCCACATTGAAATCCAATGCCCAAAGCAACGATTTGTGCGGATCATACCCGTGCTGAACCAGGTGAACTGCCCTACTGAAACAGTGATAGACCCGATCAACCCGGCTGTTCAGGTACTCTCCCAAAACCTCCTGGCGATAGAACTTCGGGTCATAGCTGCTCTCCAGCCGTTCGTAATAATCCGGAGTACTCGCCAACACGAACCGGTTTTCGAACGGCTTCGCGCGCACGCATCCATAACCGGAGACCGGCTTCTGAATGAACCGCTTATAGAGCCAATCGTGCCCTTGCGGCGTCCAGACGCCGAATCCGCAAAGCTTTTCGGCCCTCGGATCACGCAACCGCGCCTCGAGCCTCAGCCACGCTTCTTCGCGCGTATAAGAAAGCTCGTCGATCCCAAACCACGCCAGGTTCGTCCCTCGCATTCTCTCTGGCTCATCTAATGAGCGCAGGAGCACGGTGCTTGAGGGAGCCTTCAGGATCAGCTCTCCATCCGACTTCCGAAGATCGTAATCAATGTCCTGGACTTCCATCAGCCCGAATAGGCTCGCCAGGCTCGCATCGCGCAGCATCGCCATAGTCGGCGCCGCGAAAACTCCCTGCAGGCCTCGGTTCAAATAGCATTCCCGCAGTACCTCGAAGCACAGCGCAGCGCTTTTCCCCGACCCAACCGGTCCTGAGAATCCTTTGAATCGTGCGGTTAGCGCGTGAAACTCAGCCTGGGAGGACAGCAG